AATGGTGGTTTGAGACTCGGTAATAATAACAATAACATCATCAGCGGAAAACCAAAGCCTATATACAACTCCAATTCTAACAATAACGTCAAGAAACCAAATATGAAACCTAACCCTACATTTGAACCAAACATGCAAAACAACCCCACGTTTGAAGTATTTGAAAACAAGAAATCCAATAACAAACCCAAGATTACAAATGAAAATTTACGACCTATGAAATCTGCTATCGGTGGTCTCAAACAATTACCAAAAAATAAAAAGTCTGGTTTCGAATCAAGACTCAATACTGCATTCAAGAACCAAAATCTCAATAAGATGAAAGCAATTAGGAATGAGGCGATCGCCGCTAATAAGGCGATACAGAACAAACTCGCGGAGGAGAAGAGATTGAAGGAAGAGGCCAAGGAAGCTAAACGAAAGGAGGAAGCGGAAAAGGCAGCTGCACGAAAAGCTGAAAGGGAAGCCAAGAAGAAGAATACTATGAAAAAACAGTTGAACGCCGCAAACAATATTTTGAATCTGGCTGATAAAGCTCTCAAAAAGAAGGAAAACAATAGAAGACCAACTCTTACCGAAAGGGGTAGTTACACATCTAAGATAAATACCCAAATGAAAAAGTTGGCAAAGGGTACAAATAATAAGGTACGCGAAGATTGGGAAAAGAAGAAGAGGGTCTTCAAAGGTAGAATCACGAAGGCAACTACCCTCGGTCAAGTCAAAAAAGCGTACGAAAATGCGAAAGAGGCGTATAATAATCTTATGAAACCTAAGTCAATGTGGAAAAATGAATATAACAAGAGACTATAATCATGGACGACGATTGCACCGTCGTGACAGAGATGCCCCTCAGCGACGAGGTTGTCGGTTTCATCGAAAAAGGTCTTCACCGTGACATGACTGACGAGGACGTCGCAGAATGGTGCGACGATAACCTCGACGACCTCGCCTCGATATATGAAAAGTACCGTGGTACGTACTTGTCATACAGAGATGCCGAGATGACTTTGTTTTTTACCCAAACCGTATACGGTCGAGATGATGCGATGGATATGATTAGCGCTTTCGTAGATTGTAATTAAAAGGAGAAACCCGAAATTATACTTTTCATGATTGTATATCCTTCCGTCTTTGTCTCGCTTTCGGCTGGAGGGGCTTCACCCCGTAAAATACCGAAACGACCAGATGGGTGACTTTTCCATGATTGTGGGTAAAAGCGTATAGCCCTTGTTCGGACAGGGTTCTCGAAAAATATTTTTACGAGTGAATGCCGATCGTAGTTTGCATCAAATTTGAATCCGCCATCTACATCCTGGAATTCACCATTTTCGTCTTCGTACTTTAGTTTTACCGATGTTATCCATTGATTACTATCGGGGCGTCCTTTCATGGCTACACCGGAAACGTATATGGGGTTATTCACACTTAATTGATACCATTCGGTATTTTTATTTTTTTTTGCAGACCAGGCTCGCCCGGAGTCTAAACGCCCCGCACCGTGACTCGTACCTATGGCATCATCATCCCAGTTTGCAGAACTACTATGATTACTGTAAGGAAGGTCACCTAGAGCCGATAAATTATTGGTATTTGTATCACCCGCGAACATATCGGCACGCATGGACATATGACCTTTCCACGTTTGAGGATAAATACGTATATACCGCGCTCGCACGGGTTTACTAAAAGTGGTCGTGACCTTGGTGTTACGATCCGAATTTCCTGGGAAGGTTTTACCATCTACGTCCCACCAAGAACCACCCTCGTCCTTGTACTTGACCTTGAACGATTTGACCCATTGATCCGAATTTTTCCTTCCCTGTGTAATCACACCAGAAATACTTCCAAGTTTACCGTTATCCAGTTGGATCCAGTGACCTACACTATTAGCGGAAGAACACCATCCACCCGCCGAATCGATCATACTATTGCCACAAGTCTCAAGTTTGTAATTCAAACCACGACTTTTCCAGACTCCAGATGCGCTACGCATACTATCGGGGGTGGTGAGAGGTGTGGGTACCGGTTCTGAAGGAGGGGGTGGAGGCTGTTCTGGGGGGAGACCCGCCTCCTCAACTTCTTCCTTCTCGACCGTCTCCTCGGGTTGTTCGGCTGGAGTTGCCACTTCTTCTTCCTCTTTTTTCTTATTCATGGCGAAGGCGGCGCTTACACTGGAACTGAGACAGAGCACAGCGGCTCCCACTGCTATAGCCATGTTTGTTACTTTAATTAAAGAAAAAAATCATCTTTATACTAATGAATATATGTGATGTCTGCTGTGAGAAATTCAACAAGATAAATCACAAAAAAGTTGAGTGTCCATATTGTGATTTGAAAAGTTGTAGGTCGTGTAGTCAAAAGTATATCCTTTCATCGCATCAAGATCCACATTGCATGGGTTGTAAGACAGCATGGAATCGTGAGTTTGTAGATTCATTTTGTACCAAATATTTCAGAAATACCGAGTTACGTCGTCACCGTGAAAATGTTCTCTTCGAACGCGAAAGGGCTCTCATGCCCGAAACACAACCCGAGGTCGAACGAATCATCAACATGCGAAGACTTCGTAGTTTACTTCACCACCAAAGAGAAAGACTCATAGAATTACACAACAGACAACGAACGAACGAGTATACACCCGAGATACGCGAACTTCACCGAGATATGGAAAACACGTATCGATACTTACAAGAGATGAGGACAAATCATCATTACGATACGGATCAACAACGGATATTTGTTCGCCAGTGTCCGAGCGAAAGTTGTAAAGGATTTCTATCTACCGAGTGGTACTGCGGACTCTGTAGTATGTACTATTGTAAAGAGTGTAACGAGTCGTTGTCCGAAGGTCACGAATGTGACCCTGAGACGGTCGAAACCATGAAACTATTGAACAAAGATAGTAAATCGTGTCCCAAATGTGGAACTGTGATTCATAAGACAGATGGGTGTGCACAGATGTGGTGTATAAACTGCCACACCGCGTTTAATTTCAATACGGGTGAAATCGATACGGGTCGTGTACATAACCCCCACTTTATAGAGTTCAAGAAGAAGAAACTCGACTCACGGGAACATGGTGATATTCCATGTGGGGGTACACCCTCGTTCCGAGAACTTCGTGAAAAGGGTGCAACCAACGTCATCTTACAGTACGCACTCGTCATTTTACAGATGGAACGTGAACTCATATTCATGGATGATAGGCCCGTGAATAACCTCAATTTTCGAATAGCTTACATGTTAAACGATGTGACGGAAGAGTACTTCAAAACCTTCCTTCAGCGCCAAGAAAAATTTAGGGACAAAATCAAGGACATTTCATACATCTACGAGATGGTGGCAAACACGGGTGGTGACTTACTCCGACAATATCTCATTCACCCGGATAGACATGATGAACTCGTCGATATTTTGTGTAAGCTCACACAGTACACGAACGATGTTTTCGCTACTATACGAAAAAGGTACAACTCAGCCGTTCCTAGAAATATTAATATGTGAGTCTACAGTAGGATGATACGGATTTTGTTCCTCATCATAATTTTAGTGTATCTGTTACCTTCGTATCCCAAACCTGTCGTCATAGAAGATTTCGTGACGGAAGAAGAACGTGCACACATCATAAGCAAAGCGGAGAGTAAGTTACAGGTATCGACGGTAGATAAAGACAGACGAGTCGACGAGAAGACACGTAAGAGCGAAACTGCGTGGCTCAACACGAAAGACCCCGTCGTTCGAAGTGTCGTAGAGCGATGTGTTCAACAGATAGATAGACCCATCGAAAACTGCGAACACCTTCAGGTGCTTCGGTACAAAGCCGGTGGTCATTACATACCCCACCAAGACGCCTTCTTCGATGAAAAGAACGTACGATTATACACGTTCATCTTAGCACTCAACGATGAGTACGAAGGTGGGGAGACGGTATTTCCAAATTTGGAAGAAAAGTATAAACTCAAAGCGGGTGATGCTCTTTTCTTCAACACACTCGACAATTACGGGTTGGATACGTCCAAAGCTTTACACGGTGGGGAACCTGTAAAGGATGGTGAGAAATGGATATGTAATTTATGGGTCCATAAATACCGATACGATTTATGAGCAATATATTCTCAACTTTAATATAGATGAGTCGGTATCTGGATCTACCTACATACGATTTTCTTAAAATGACACCAGAAGAAAAGCGTATACTATTAAAAGACTTTAATCAACCTGTAGTGATACGTGGATTGTATCAATCTAAAGCTGTACGGATGAATTTAGAAAACGTTACTGATATGTTCGGTGATTCAGTGTTACCCGTAGAATTTTATGACACACCGGAAACTCGAACGTGTGATGCAGACACGGGAACTGCTACAATGAAAGGACTTTTCGAGCATTGGAAAACTGATAAGTCTCCAATTTTATATTGCGCCGAAGTTGATTTATTTGAACAAAATATATCCGAAACAGTACTAGATACACTCAAAAATCCAAATACAGAACCCAGACAAGTCCAAGCTCTAATGCTATATTTGGGTAAAAATTGGGGAAGTGATCTACACATGCATATTACCTCCGATTTCATTTTAAACCAGGTGTTTGGTAGTAAAACGATATACATATTCAACAATTACGACAATCCAAATATCAATAAACATAGTTCATTTGACATGAAAAACTTCAACACTTCCAAAGAAGATTTTTTTAAACTGGATCACGATCAAATGAAAATTTATAAGGTTACATTACAACCGGGTGACAGCTTATTAATACCCCCTTGGTATTGGCATGCAACACGTGGTCATGGTATAAATATGTCTATTACACAAGTATACCTTAGAAAGAGTGCATCGTATTTACTGACCAATCCAAATATTATCATAGACTATTTGATTGCTTACCCAGAATTTATATGTGTACCTATCTTGTTGGTTGTACTTATTCTTGCATTTCGCCGCGCTCGATGAGTTTCTTACGGTTCGCCATGTGAAGGTCTTGGACGAGTGCCTTGTTTTCAGCACCATAGGGTACCGCGTAGCCCTCGTCGCATAGCCACTTGTTCACATTGGTCCAGATACCATCCTCGCACACCCAAACCTCGGCGAGAACGCGACCAAACTTACCCCTCGAATCCGCCTCCGGGCATCTGAGTTCGATTTCGATATCATCCTTCTCAGATGCGACCGCCTTCATACACCACTCCTTCAGCTTCTTCTTGGAGAGAAGACCAAACTTCTTCTCTTCCTTATCGGAGGTGCGAGACTCGGGGGTATCGATACCCAGGAGTCGGACCCTTTGCTTCGTACAGACATCGAAACCGAGGTCGATAGCTACATCAATAGTGTCACCATCGACCACCTTCTCGAGAGCGGAAACGCGATACTTGAAGTTACAGGGTTCGACGTTATAGGACATGCTATATCCTTTCATCGACTTAAAACTTTAATACCCTCGTATAATAAATGAGGTGCGTCGCGTATTCCTCGAACGACTCGTATAAATATCGGTTAGCGAAAACACGTGAAAATGTTCTCAACGATTTGTACGAGAGAAAAGCCGTGGAACAAAAACCAAAACACGCGGACAATTTGAGACTTCGTCTACGCTTCAAAGAAGCGATACAAGAAGCTCAGGAAATCTGTGAGTTGAACAAAGACTCTTCGGAGTGTCACTTTGCGTGGTATGAAGTGGATGAACTCGAAGATGCCATGTCTAGATACTATCCAGATCAAAAGTGATTAAAGGTGGCTCATCCTCATACCCATAGAAGCGTATTGTTATTCCTAATATTTTTCTCATTTTTTGATTGAGTTCCACATTTATGAGTCGTTTCCATGTATTCAGTGTAGAGTCGAAATATTCGAGACCATCTTCACTAAATACCATTTCACGTAATTTGGGTTCTTGTCTAAAATCGTTCATGATTCGATTCACACCCGCGGGGAGTGGAAGATTGTTCCTCTCAACGGCATCGAGTATATCAATCACGTAGTACCCGTGTGCATCACATATGATATTCGTTTGCATGTTCGGAAAGCACGTGATAAACGCTTCAAAGTCTTGATTACTCGGAAGTGTTACAAAAACAGAGTCCTTATCATAGTCTACCTTGTTAGGTGTAATCGCACACGGGTGGGTATGATACGAAACGAGAGCTGGCCAAACGAGTTCGACTGTTTTTAATTTTACCTGATCTCTATCTCTCGAAGTTACAAAACTAGGTTTACTAAACACGGCTACATTCTTTACGACTTTACAGTCTACGTTACCTGCGTATTCCCACTTCTTCTTACACGACAAGTCACTTATGTGTTTAAGGTCCTGTACAACCTTACGTGGCAACTTGACGCGTTTCCGGTTGAACATGACTGGGTGGATGATACACACACTCATCCTATATTCATGATCACATTTTTATCCAACAACGTAATCGTACCGAGTTCGTTCCAGGTGTAGTACCTAACGGATATACCAAATTGTCTACGCATAATCGGGTCTACATATTTATTAATGGCGCGCTTCCATTTTTCCGGTGTAGTGGTGAAATATATGAGCGAACTCCAATCGACTCGTACTCTCTGAAACTCGCGACCTCCCATGAGTTCATTAAAAACTCGAACCACGTCATTAGGGTTTGGTTTATCCATGTTCGTCTCGAGAAGATCTACGACGTAGTACCCTTGATTCTCTAAAATGAGGTTTGCCTGAACAGCTGGATAATTAGCTATATACGCTCTGAAGTCGGGTTCACTCGGATACGTGAAAAGAGGTGTTTCATTTTCGGGTACCGGGTGGGTATGGTACACGATGTATTGAGTCAACTCTTCTTGTGTGGGAGTCACGGAAGCTAATTGTTGATTTGTTCTCGCCGTGGGTTGATTAAACTTGACATAGTTGCGTGTATTGCTCACGGTGAAAGGAATACTACCCACGTATTCGACTCTTTGAGTCCACGTACGTGTATAAATTTCTTTGAGTCTATCAATCAAAAGTCTACTCAAACGCACGGATACGTATCGATTATTCGCATTCGTGATCGTACCTAGATTATAACGATCTCGACCCACGTTCAGTCTCTTGAAACTGTTCGCCAATTGGTTCAGGGTTCGATTAACACCCCGTCTTCGTTGCTCAAGAACCCTGCGTCTATTGGCAGTTTGTCTACGAACGGTCTCAGCTCTGGACATCTTAAGATATATAGAGAAAATTTACATGAAATTATAAATGAAGATACGCATAGAGGATATGATGAAAGAGATATACGCTGAACTGGGGCCGGGGTACAGTGAAAGAGTATATCACAACGCTATCGAGGTACGGTTACGAGAGCTAAAAGCCAAGTACGAATCGGAACGTATCATTCCAATTTATTATCGAGGTCATGTCATAGGTAATTTACGCGCCGATATCATTATTGACGGTCGAATTGTTCTCGAATTTAAGACCATCAAAACACTCACGGATGGGGCGGAGTTGCAGGCGCATAATTATCTTCGGTTGACTGGGTTGAGGAAGGCGTATCTGGTGAATTTTCCTCCTCATCCTGGACGGGAGGTTGAGGTTCGAAAGATCGAGCTAGGACCATCAGAGGAAGAACGCGAGACAGAGTTTGATAAAATTCTTGCGCATCATCAAAGTGCGTCTTCGGATCGAGGACTGCCCCGGTTAACAATTCCTGAGCCAACTTTAGATGATGCTTAGCCTGTTCGAGACAGTACTTCACGTGTGGGTCTGTGTGTGTGATGGTGTTAAGATGGGGAAGTACATGTGACTCCAAATCATAGAGAGCACACAGAGCTTGTTCGTCTTCCATGGTTTTGAAAAATGAAAAATTATTTTTCTACTTAGGTTTTAAAAATTTTTTCTTAATCCAATCTCGATCATTTTTAAAAAGTTTTGAAAGTTTTGGATCTTTGTTCTTGAAAAGTATCATGAGTACGTTGAGTCGACGGAAGAGACCGAGGGGTGGTTCACCCGACTTGATGACACGGGACAAGGCCCTGTGACGCGCGAGTTTGGTCATGGACTTGACACCGACATACCCCTGTTTGCTCAAGTAGCCATTGGTTCTCATGGGAATACGCACCACCATTTATTATACGGTCGGAATATATTCCCACCGGAGCGCGGAACACACCTTACGCCATATGAGATCTTGTTGGTACAACTTTTCTTTCGACTTGAGAAGTGGAAAGTATTGGAGGTATTCATCTTCACCTAAAAGTTCGCAGAACTTGTAGAGTACGTACGAATACGATAAAAAGTTTTTTCGTTCCGATGGACAATTATCGTCAAACGGCTTTTGAATATCTTTGAACATAATCCGTAACGTCTCCTCAAGTTCTTGTGGCATGCTCGGTGGTTTAATTCCGTTG